CGTCAATTTCTGGAATAGAGATTGAAGTATCAACTGCTGCTGCAGAATCAGCTTCAAAGTCTCCTCTTGTGTTGTCAGTAGGCTGTAAACTGTGCTTTACAGATCCGGCAAATTGTCCGTTAGCTGCAACAGTAATATCAGCTTTCTTAATTACGAAAGTTACGTTGTCTCCAGATACAGTTGTAAGTTCAGGATAGTTAGTAATATCAGCAGAAGCAGATACTAATCTAAATGATCTTACAGCTTCTTTGTCAAATGCTACAGATGACATGTCTACTACGTATGTAGCGTAATCAGAAGGTAATTTTTCTTCGTTATAAGCAATTGAGCTAGAAGAAGCAGAACCAGTAGCTTGAGCAGATACTGCTAATGATTTTTCGTTTACTGAGTATCCGAATTGTCCAGCACCGTAAAGACCACCAGTTGCGTCTGTATCAGCAGCCATTTTAGTTGCTCCTTCAGTTACGTTACCGTACATGTTATCTCCGTCTGAACGTCCACCTGTAGCAGTACCGTACTTAAAGTCTAAGTAGAATACTAGCCCAGAAGGCAAGTTCATTGGTTGTACAGATACGAAGTCTTGAGCTACGATTTGAGAAAATACTTTTCTCACTAATGGAAGAGCAACTCCAGCCCACTGCTCACCAGCACCGGCAGTAAAGCCAGTTGATGTACCAGAGGCACCTGTGTTGTTAGCTTCAGCAACGATTTGCTTTGCTTGGTTTTCCAAAATCATAGCCATGTTAGCAGTACCTTTTTCATCTAGTCCTTCTAAAAGACCTGAGGCTGCCCATTTTGTAGCAAGTCTATTGGAGTCAGCTTGAAGGCTTTTGTATCCATTAGCACTTTCTAATAGGTTATTAATTTCCATGTTTTAGTTTTTAATTTGATTAAATAATTCCAGCTAATTTTTGCATTCTACGAACAGCATCAGATACTTCTGCAATCACTTCTGGTTTTCTAGCTGTTGTTCCAGTAGCTTTAGATGCAGATCCTTTGTGTTCTTTTAAACTTCTTGTTTTAGATACTTTTCTAGTTGTACCTACATTATCACTTACAGTTTCGAAAACTAATTTTACTTCCTTAACTGTCTCTGCCTTATCAAAAGCAGCGATAATGTTTACCTTTTGTGATTCTGTTAAATTTTGAGACTTAAAGATTTTGTTAACATATAGTAATTTAGAATTAAGAATGTTTACTTCATTAAGTTCCTTTTTAAGAGTTTCAATTGTTTCCAAAGCTTCTTTGAGATCAGCTACTCTATTTACGTTATAGCTTTTGCCGTCTGATTCAGCTTCAACTTGTACTGAAGTTTCTTCTTCAACAGTTTCGTCTTTCTTGTCCTCATGATCACCTTCAGCTACAGTAGCTTCTAGTTCTGCAAGTAGTTCATCAAGATCGATTTCTTCTTCTTCAGTACCAGGCTCATCGTCGATAGGAGCCTCATCACCGATTCCTTCAATATCACCAGCATCCATATCATCTGCATGATCTCCGCCGTCATGGCTGAGTTCTTGAGAAATAATGTCTCTGATCATATCTTTAAATTGGTCTACTGAAAGGTCAGCTAGGTCTTCATCTCCGTTAGACTCAGTATCAGCAGGTTCTTCTGCGTCAATATCTACTTCGTCTTCTTCAGGAGCTTCTACTTCTTCTTCCTCTTCTTCTGCAATCTCTATTTCTTCTAATTCTTCAGATACTTCCTCGATTGCTTCGTCTTTGTCGTCCTTCATAGCTTCGTCCATGTCTTTGTCCTTTGCAGGAGCTTCATCCATGTCCTTATCTTTAGATCCTTCTTCAATCTCTTCTTCGACTTCGTTTACTACTTCTTCTACTTCATCAGACTTATCGTCCATTTCTTGTAGTTTAGCAGCTAACATGTCTTTTAGATGAGGAGTTAAAGTCTCTTCTAGGGCTTCTTTAGCGTTAGCAATAGCGGCTTCTCTTACAGACTTAGCTTCAGCAATAGCTTGCTTGAATAAATCTTTGTTTGCCATTATAAAAAATGTTTGTGTGGGTTTCGTACGATTATTTATAATCGTAATATGAATTAATTAGGTTTTGATACAGTATAAGAAACTGTATATTCTTATATAAATATATACTGTTTACAAAAAACTACTAAACTAAGAAAAACTATCTGCTAAATCACCTAATTCTGATGCAAGAGTGTTGAGCTCTCCATTTATTTCTTCACTATGATCTCCTAAATGTTCTGCATGTTTGTAATGCTGTATTTTTTTAGTCAATCCTAAAATGTTAAAGCCTGCGAGAGAAAATCCGCTTATACCGGCTTGTTGAGCGGCTCCTACTATAGATGTTTTTATAGATGCTGCCATTGTAGCTTTAAAAAAAGGTGCTGCGAATGCTAGTAGTTTAATGGTAGCTATACCTATTAATATAAGCATTAACCCTTTGTAAATTTTAGTAGCCACACCCATTGCAGCTTCCACTTGTTCTTTAGAGGGCTTTTTAAACTTTAAGAATTTAGCTATGCCTCCTGCTTCTTTACCTGCTTTTTTTGCAGCAAGTAGCCAAGCTATTCCTTTAGGTCCTAAAGCCGAAGCTAATTTTTTAGTAAAGGCTACAAATTTATTAGGCCAAGATTTTTCATCTTTACCTAATGAAGGAAAGAACTTATCTGTAAACTGTTTTACTTTTTTAGCTAAATATTTACCAAAGTCTGTACTAGTGAGAAAGTCTTTAATACCGCCAAAAAAGCTAATCATAGCATCAACGACTGGGAATCCAGTTTCTATAGCTTCTTTTAAATCTTTATCTTTATTAAATTCTTCTTTAAGAAAGGAATAGAAAGCAACATTAGCTGTTATTTCAGCTAAAAGCTCTTGGTTATTATTCGTAGATTCTAATTTTAGATTTTCATAACTCTCTAGTACCATAACAGATACTTTACGTACCTCTTCTTTTGTAAGAGAAAGGTTAATATTATTATTCTCTAAAATTAAAGTTGAAAGTTTCATTAAGCTCTTAAGATATCGTTAATAATTGAATCTAAGTTGGAATATTTAGATACTTTTACTTTTCCTTCTTGTAATGCTATTGGGTTCATAAATGCACCGTGGGTAGAAGGATTAGATACAAAGTCCCAACAAACTAAATCGAAATCGTCTTGAACTTCAAGATGACCTTCATTAGTTTGGTTTACTGAGCCTGTACCTCTAGAAGATATACCGATTGTATGTCCAGCTTTAATTATTTCTTTTACAATATTACCGGCCGGTGTATTTAATAACTCAACTTTGCCCATTAAGTCATTTCCTTTCCAATATAGGTCTTTAACTACGTGAGAAGCATTCTTTAGTGACACAACAGGAGACTCAGGGTGATCTAATTCGCCGAAAGCATTTCCTCTTTTGACGAACTCTTCCATATATTTTTTAGCCTCTCTTACTAATATGTCTTTAGAGTATACTCTACCGTTTTGGTTTTCTGCTTTCGCTCTTTGCATAACACCTTCAACCTCAAATACTCCTGGTCTGTCTTTAGACTCTTTAAGTACTGATTTAAATGGTGTAACGTCTACTAGTAATTGTGCCATGCTTTGTTTTTATTTATTGAAATATATCCCATGATTTTCCTTCAAAAACACCAAAGGTAAATTTTAAGGGTTTTCCTTCTGCTGTTCTGCCGTCTTCTCTAGATCCATAGAATTCATACACTATAGGAAACTCTCCTTCACCTCCAGTTGCTTCTTTCCAATCTTTAATTTGAAGTTTTCTAAAGTATTCATAATCATCAGCTGCTTCAGATGCTGGTTTAGTCCCTTCATCTTCTATTCCTCCGCCTTGAAGATCATTCATGCGAATATGTACATCTTTAGACATATCAATACCTGCTTTTTTAAAAGCATCGTGGACTGGGAAGTCTCCGTCTACCATTTCAAAACCTTCTTTTAGTAGTTTACTATTAGGAGTAAGTTTATTTTCTACTAAGAATGTTCTTAAGTTGAAGTTATTTTCCATTTTATTTCTTTTTTTTTAAATATCTAATACTGTTGCTAAAGCATCTTCTGCGCTAGTACCCGGTTGTTCATCCATAAGTGCAATTGCATCTCTAGCAATATCGATTACTTTCTGCTCTTCTTCAGCATTACTACCCATACTTACTTGGAGTGTCCCTGCATCTTCATCTACATCCTTATCTTTCTTTTCAAATAAGCCTCTTGCTTTATCTCTACTTACGATTTGGTACTCTTTTCTAGTCTCACGGTAAAGTGGGTGTTTACGGTCTTTAAGAATTCCAACTACATCTTGTACTGCATCTCTAATATTGAGATCAAGAAAACCTGCATAATTAGAATCACCATCTTTGGCGTTTTGAATATAAGTATCAGCAATATAGGCTAATATTTCTTCGTCATGGTGATTACCTTTCTTTTCAGATACTGTAGCTTTTTGCATTAAAGCTGTTGTAGTAGATTCTTCTTCAAAATAAGCAATCTTATACTCATACCCTTCTGCATGAAAGTTTAACTCATTTTCATACTCATAGTAATCTTGCTTACCAGTTTTAATACCTTCTGCTCTTAAACGTTGAAACATTTTTAATGCTTCTTCAGCTGATACTGTGCCTTCGGTTTGTTGTTCGCCGTGACCTCCGTCCTGTGTTAGAACAAGTACAGGTTTGCTCATATCTATACCTACTGCTTTAAATACTTTAGATACTTTAATATCTTTAGTAGCTTCAGGAAGTTCATTTTCTTTTAATATCTTACTGTTTTGTGTAAGTTTATTTTCTGTTAAGAATTTATTAAGGTTAAAATTGTTTTTCATTTTATTTTTATTTATTTTCTCTAACTGGTGTGAATACTGTTTCTTTTGGTGCTTCTTGCTGAATATACCCTTTATCTACATCAGCCTGAGATATACGTTTTACTTGCGGCATATCTAAACCTCCGTGAAATTGGTTTTTTATAATAGGTTTTAAATCTCTTTTAAAAGCGTTTTCGATAGATGGTGCAATAAATGCTCCTACTTTTAAACCTTCTTCATTTCTAACGTTGCCTAAATCATTATATACCTTCTGAATCTTACTTCTTGTCTTATCATAAAATGATTCAATTTCAGTGACAATATTTTCAAGTGCAATAACGGCTGGTTTAAGTCCTTCGAAGTCCCCATACTCATCAGCTATCTTAGCTAAGTCGTTAGTAGCAGCTTCATTAATATATTGCTCTTCTAGTACCTTAGTAATAATATTTTTTACAGCCTCATTCATTTTAGGCTTCTTTTCATCTCTATCTTTAGCTTTATCGTAAGTAGATTTTTTGCCGGCTAATCTATCTTGATTGTGAGCTTTTTGCATTCTTTTCATTGCATAGCTTTCATCCTTACCCATTGCTTTTTTGATAGCTTTATCTTTAGCAGCCATATAATCATCTCC